GCAATCGCTCTAAACGAGGCAGGAATATCTAAAAATGGCAAACGCAGAAGAAAAACTAGCTGATTACTTTGATAAGCTAATGATGATATCAAAAAATACTGGCAATTCACCAGAAGATAGTTTACTTTTGGCAGGTGCAATGATGGCTGTAGCAAAAGTCATTTATTATGATCATTTAAAGCCCTCAGAAGCAAAAAATTTGTTAAATCATAATGGTTATGATATATTAGAACTAATAAAACCGACGATACATTGATATGAATACAAGAACACCACAACAATTAATCAATTCTATAAAGAGGGTTACCGATGATATTAGAAAAGACAAACAAAATTTTCGTATTGAAAAAAATCTTAAAAAAATAACTGATCCAAAGACGGGTAAACTTGTAAAACCATCCAAACCAAAACCATCAATGACACTTGTGGCAGGAAAAATACAAAATGTAAAAGACGCTCCTGAAGAATTAAAGATGGAACAGGAGGCAATGTTAAAAAAGGGACTTAAACAATTATTACCGCAAATGGGTGGAGTTCCAAAAAGAGTTCAACCTGCAAAAAGAGGTGGACTAATGAAAGGCAAAAAGAAAAAAGCAAAGAAAACCAAAAGAGCGGGTAGACTAGCTAAACGTGGATATGGAGCAGCGAAGAAATAATGAGTAACGAAAATAACAAAAATAAAAATGTAATTAGTACGATTAAGACAATTAATATGGGTAAAGTTCTTGGGCAATTTCCTTTTGTGGGTGGCAATATAAGAGGAAAATCAGGTGCAGGCAACACCAGTAAAGTTCTTGGAGTATTTCCTTTTGTGGGTGGTAACATAAGAAGAAAAGCTGGTGGAGGTTTAGCGGCAGCAACAGCAAAGCTTAAAGCACAAGGTTTGAAAAAAGGTGGATCACCAAAGAAAAAGAAAAAGTTTCCTGATCTTAGTGGAGACGGAAAAGTGACAATGAAAGATATTCTTATGGCACGTGGTGTGATTAAAAAGAAAAAAACTAAAAAGAAGGGTAAAAAGAAATGAACTTTAAAAAAACAAAAGTAGAAGTGGTTAAAACAAAAAACCCTTTTCCTACATTAAAAGTTTCATCTGATGCTGCTGTTGTATACTCACCTTACGTTGTAAAACAAAACAAAGGTGCTGGTCCAAAAGGGCAGACTAGCAACGCTCAGATCAAAAAAGTTGATTTTAAGGGCGTAAAGTAATAAAACCCTATCAACAAAGGAGGTTTGTATGAAACTAGTACAAGATCTATGGGCTCACTTAAAAGAGTGGTCCGATTGGAGCATGAAAGATTGGATTAAAGCTGCAATAGTAGCAATTATCGTAATCATTGTTATAGGAGCAATTTAGAATTTATGTGGCAATTACTTGCTAAACCTTTACTTGGCGTCGTCGCTGATGGCGTCAAGGGTTTTGTAGAAACCAAAAAAGCAAAACAAGAATTAAAATTAACAACAATCAAAGCTACTCAAAAACTTAAAGAAGATCAAATAGCTGGTAAAGTTGCGTGGGAGCAAAGTGCCGTTGATCAAATGAAGGGCAGCTGGAAAGATGAGGTAGCATTAATTGTTTTACTACTTCCAGCCGTTTTAGTATTCACGCCCTTACAAGAACATGTTCACCGTGGGTTTATCGCTTTGCAAGACTTACCGTCGTATTACCACAATTTGTTGTATATAGCGATTTCTGCTAGTTTTGGCATCAAGGCTGGATCAAGTGCTATTGGACTGTTTAAAAAGAAATGAAAAAGGCACAAAAGAAAAAAGTAAAAAAAGTGATTAAAAGTTTGAAAAAAGCATCAAAGGCTCATGCAGGACAAGCAAAAACTTTACAGGGTGTAATTAAAAAAAGATATAAAATAGCATGAGTTACGAAGATTTATCCAAATCAGTTAAATTAAGTGAAGGTTTTAGAAACAAAATATATCAAGATACCGAAGGGTTCGATACCATCGGGTGGGGTCATAAAGTTGTCCCAGCAGATAATTTTGTTGCTAATAAAGAATACACCGAAGAAGAATTACAAGCAGTATTTGATAAAGATTTAAGCAGAGCAATCGCTCAAGCAAAACAATTAATGACGCAAAATGGTATTGAAGATTTACCTGAAACAGCTCAACACGTCTTATCGGAGATGTGCTTTCAACTTGGACAATCAGGGGTGTCTAAGTTTAAGAACATGTGGAAAGCCCTGCAGGAAGCTAATTTTATTGGTGCAAGTTATGAAATGCTTGACTCAAGATGGAACAAACAAACGCCTAATCGTTGTAAAAAATTAGCTGACCTTATGAAATCATGCGGCTAGAAAACTTCTTTACAGCATATAAAAAAGATTTAATTGCTAGACAAAAGCAAGTGGAAGAGTCTATATTAAGCGGACTTTGCAAAACATGGGAGGATTATAAATATCTCACAGGTAAACTTGCAGCGTTAAAACAAGAGGAACAGGAACTCACGGACCTGCTTAAGAAAACGGAGCTAGAGGATGACTAAACCTAAATTAATTGTACCTAAACACGTATGGGATGGTGCACAAGCGGAGAAAAAGAAAAATGAAGTCGAAAAGATACCACAACCATCAGGTTGGAGAATGGTATTATTCCCACTAAAACTTCAAGGTAAAACAAAAGGTGGCGTATTGCTAACTGACGATACAGTTACAGAATCACAAGTAACAACAAATATTTGTAAGGTTCTTAAGATGGGACCTGAGTGTTACAAAGACAAAGAAAAGTTTCCTAGTGGCCCTTGGTGTAAAGAGGGTGATTGGGTTCTCATTACTAGATATGCAGGATCTCGTATTCGTATTGATGGTGGTGAGCTAAGGATAATTAATGACGATGAAATACTGGCTGTTGTTGATGATCCTCGAGATATTTTGCCAGCTAACATAATGTAACGTGGAGGAGACCATGCAACCAACAGTGCAATCAGAGCAAGACAAGATGGTTCCGATAGATACCTCGGGCGATCCAGTCGAAATAGAAGTAAAAGAAGATGAAAAGAAGGTAAATGAGAGTCCTGAAGTAGAAGTACAACAGGATCAACCTACTGAAACAAAAAAAGAAGAGTTGGAAAATTATTCTGACTCTGTAAAAAGACGTATCGACAAATTGACACGCAAAATGCGTGAAGCAGAAAGACGTGAACAAGCTGCTATTGACTATGCAAAAAAAGTTCAAGAACAGCAAAAAGTTTTACAAGCACAAGTTCAACAACGTGATAATTTATATATTGACGAAACAGGAAAGAAACTTGATGCACAAGAAGAGTTTGCTAAAAGAGCGTTGCAAGCTGCTATTCAAGAAAACGATACCGAAAAGCAAGTAGAAGCTCAACAAGCCATATCAAAAATGGCTGTAGAAAGGCAAAATTTAGCCGTACAAAAGGCAGCTTTAGAGAATCAACCTAAGCAAGAGGAGCAGGCTCCTAACTTTGAACAACCTCAACAAGAGTATCCAACCCCAAGTGATAAAGCTAAAAATTGGGCAGACTCTAATCCTTGGTTTAATACAGATAGAGCAATGACTTACACTGCGATGGAAATACATAAGGATTTAGTAAAAGAAGGATTTGACGTAGAGGGTGATGACTATTATAATGAGATCAACCAACGTATACGTTCGGAGTTTCCTCATAAATTTGAGGAGAATAAACCGAGGCAAAAAGTTGCCTCAGCTGTTAGAACATCGTCCACAGGACGCCGCACTGTGAAACTCACACCCTCACAGGTAGCTATTGCAAAAAAACTTGGTGTGCCACTTGAAGAGTACGCAAGACACGTGAAGGAGGCGTAAATGAGTACAGAAAAAATTAAGACTACCTCACGCAAGCTCGAAACCCGAGATAAACAAGCTCGACCGAGAGGATGGGTACCTCCGTCTAACTTGGATGCACCAGAGCCACCTGAAGGTTTTCATCACAGGTGGGTAAGAGCAGAGTTTCGTGGTCAACAAGACGAAAAAAACGTCATGGGTAGATTACGAAGCGGATATGAATTAGTTATGGCTAGTGAGTATCCAGACAGACTCGATTTACCTCACATAAGTGAGGGTAAATACAAAGGTGTCATTGGAGTTGGAGGTTTGCTATTGATGCGCTGTCCTGAAGAAGTCAAAGAAGATAGGGATGCCTACTTCCAAGGCAAGAGTCAGGACCAAACTAAT